GATAGACTTCGCACCAGCAGCCATGGCCGGAACGTCGTCAGAAATCGCAACCGGGCGTCCAAGCAAGACGTCGGGTTGGCCGGCTTGCAAGCCCGGTTGCCACAGGTATTGACCGTCGTTGTCTTTCAGCTTCCGCACAGCTTTTGCCGTGCTGTCAGCCATCAGCCACGTTGCATTCCGGCGATACGGACGGCGCAGGGCATGATACAGATCGAACAGTTCGTCAGCCGTAACAGCGTTTGCGGCGGCTCCAACCTTGCCTTCTTCGGCGCTCTGAACGACGCCAGTCGGTTTGCCAGAGCCATCACCATTCACAAACGCGGCTTCTTCGGCCTTGGCGAAGCGACGAGCGAAGGCAGACGCCACGTAATTATCGATGTTGAATGCGGAGTCGTTCAGCAGTTCTTCGGACACTTTGATGATCGTGCCGAGCTTGTACGCGGAAAGCGTCACTTGGGAGAACGTCGCATCACTTTCTTGATACTGCGCCGTTTCACCAAGCCAGGACGCCGTTCCGTAGTCGGCTTCAACCGGAATTTCCCGCGTACCGGAAGCGGTCGTGATGACCGTCGCCAGTTGCCGCATGACGTTTTGTTCTTCGAGTTTCTGCACCAGCGTGCGCTCGAACTCATCCGGTACCAGATAGCCACCAGCGGCATCCGTGCCGATGACCAGATTCTTGATTTCCGGCGCTTGCAGCATCCGGTATTGATCAGCCGTCAGCGCGTTCCTACCGGCTTTCAGCGCCGTCCAGAACGCTTCGCGGTACTCTTTCGAGGCCCGCAGGTTTACCGGTTCCCCATTTGCACCGGGTTGAATCCTGCCGCCGGCAATAACGCCAAGCGACTGATTCAGTTCGCGCTCGGCGTCTTGCAGACGCTCCTTGCGCTCGATTTCCTTGCGCAGGGCTTCCACATCGTTCATGATGCGGTCATACTGCTGTTCTTCGTCTGCCGTAAGGTTGCGTTCTTCCTTTTCCGCCCGGTCCAGAATTTCACGGGCTTGATTTACCAGCGCGGCACGCTTCTGCCGCAGATCGAGGATCTCCTTCACCTCAGACCACTCTCCTTTAGATTTTTTCAATGAGTTCAAGCCGTTTCCGGCGCAAATTAAAAAGCCGCTGGTTTTGCGGCTCGGGGGTAACTTCATTCTGTTTGTTAAACTTTTGCCATTGTTCGAAAAACCGCCTCATAGCGCTGTCGGCGCTGTTTTGGATCGCCAACCTGCTGAATGAGAAGGCGTTTTGCACTTCCTCGCCTTCCTGCGGTGTCGAAACATACAGCATACCGTCAGCGAAACCCTCGGCGATCGCCTTACGCGCACTCATCCAAGTTTCCTCATCCATCAGGCGGGAAATCTTGTTGCGGCTAAGGCGCGTTTTTGCTTGATAAGCATTGATGATCGTTTCCTTTACTTCATCCAGCACATCTGCGGCGTGACGCATGTCCTTGGCCTCACCAATAGATATTGACCAAGGGTTATGAATCATCATGATGCTGACCGGAGACATAAGAACTTCATCGCCAGCCATGGCGATTACAGACGCCGCAGAAACGGCCTTTCCGTCGACTTTGACAGTAACCTTACCCTTATGCTCTTTCAGGGCGTTGTAAATTCCGGCCGCAGCGAATACATCGCCGCCCCAAGAGTCGATCCAAACTGTGATGTCTTTTCCTTTATGCTCGGAAAGAGTTTCGCGAAAAGCGTTTGGAGCGGTATGATTCCAGTCAAGCCACTCATAAATCCATGCGTCGTCGTCGCTGACGATTTCCCCCTCAATCCGCAGTTCAACTTGCTCCTCGCCGGATTCATTTCGGAAAGTTTGAAAATTCCAGAACCGTTTCACCCTTCATCACCACCTTCCCCGGCCTGTTCTACCGGCATCATGTTGCCGTTGACCATGTACACATCACCACCCGGGATCGGGTTCATGTTCTCCATTTCCCTGATGTCGTTGGCGGACAGCCAGCCATTTTGCCGACCAACGGCATAGGCTTCATAGCGGCTCTTAATGTCGCCACGGAGGAGCCCATCGACAAGGAATTCAGCAAAAAACCCCCGCCGTTCGGCAGGAGTCAGGAGCTTCATTCGTATCGCTTGTTCCCAGCGCACCAACCACGGTCGGATGGTGTGGACGACGAACTCGATGCTTTGATGCTCGATGTTTGAGAATGTGGCTCGTTCAAGATCGCCCAGCATATGCGGCGGTACCCGGAAGATACGTGCAATCTCCGCAACCTGAAATTTTCGGGTTTCGAGGAACTGTGCTTCCTCGGGCGGGATGGTGATTTGCTTGAACGTTAAACCCTGCTCCAGAATCATCAACCTGTGCGCCCGGCTCAACCCCTCATATGCTTCTCGAACACTTTTTACGTAACGTTCGTATGCCTCGTCAGACAGGCTGTTGGGATACTCCACAACGCCAGATGGAGTTGCGCCCTGCCCAAAAAAACTCGCCCCAAATTCTTCTGTCGCAAGCGCCATCCCGATAGCTTCACGCGCTAACTTGACAGGGTTATACCCAACCAACCCATCAAACCCGAACCCGGGAATGTGAAGCACGCGCTCAAACGGGAGATATACTTGCTCGCCGTCGGGGAGCGTCGTTCTGTACCTGATCCGTCGTGTCTCCGGATCTCGTTCAGGCCATGTGCGGTCTGGCAGAAGCGGCCACAAACCAATTACCCGCCCCGCGCCGTCTCGCTCAATTTCCGCGTACCCGTTACCCCAGTTCAATATGTGACCTTGTAGCGTTTCGCGGAACTGATAGGCTGTCATCTCGCTGTTCGCTTGGTCATGTAGCACGGTATACAACGGATGATCCGGCGCACGTTCTTTCCCGCGAGGTTGGAGCCTTCGGTAAACGATCAGCGGGAGCGACGCCACCGTCTCGGAGATGATTTTCACTGCCGCCAGATACGCCGTGACGCGAAGAGCGGACTGTTCGTTCACTACAACGCCGGACTTTGCCTTGCCTCCGCCTAGTTCTTCCACAAGCCAGCGGTCGGGATTGGAAAGCGTGGTGATATTCAAAAACCTGTTCGTAAATGGAATCTTGATTTTCAGCTTTCCTCACCTCCTTAAATGACGATAACGCCGCGTCGTTCATATACAGATTCAACTTCGACGTTTTCAAACATCATGGCGGTGGCCATGGCGTTGATCAACGCGCACGTTAGGTCAATTCTCTCTTTAGACTTGTTTTTCATCGGTTTAATGTTTTCGCTTCCGTCAACAGCCACCACAACATTTCCCCAGCACCAACGAGCAACCGGATGCCTTTCGTGGGTCATCAACCCACGTTTCATAAGCACCTCGATCATCTTCATTGCCGGAGACAAATGCTTCATGTTCTGTTGGATTTCCACGACTTCCATTCCCGCACGCATAAGTCGCTGGGTCAGCATCCGGCTATTCCACGGGTCCACACCAGCGGCGGGAATCTTATATGTTTTATTTGCCGCAAGCAATTGGGCTTCCACGAAGTCGTAATCCACAACATCACCTGGTGTGGCGTGGAGGAACTTCTGGTTAACCCATCGGTCGTATGGAACGCCATCCTTACGCACGCGCTCTTTCATGTTGTCCTCAGGAATCCACGCCTCGAAGATTGCGCGCCATTCAGGGATACCTTCTTGCGGCGGGAATAGATAGCAAACACCCGTCAGGTCCGTCGTACTGGACAAGTCAATGCCGGGATAACACTTCTTCCCAACAAGTTCCGCACGCCCCCACTTGCCCTCCGTCTTGTCCCAGAGCGACAGCGGCTGCCACCCAACGCGCTTGGTGCTGATCCATTGATTGAGCCGAAGCCAACGGAAAAGGCGCTCTGCCGACTCGCTGTTGCGGGCCAGTAGCGCCTCTTGTCGGAGTGCCTCAATGCTAATCGTATGGCCGAGTGATGGATTAACTTGATACCACAGGTTTTCATCGAAAATGTCAATGTCTTCCGCGTCCGGAGAGATGCCGTATATTTTCACATACCAGTGCGGATCGTGAATTTCGCCGTCACGGACTTTCCGGGCGTATTCGTGGATTTCCCAGCCGATGGACTTTCGGTCTGGATCGTCGCCAGCGGTGGTAATCGCCCACCAAAGAGGCTCTTTCCGCGCCGCACCGGCACCAAAAGTCATTACGTCCCATAACTCCCGGTTTGGTTGGGCGTGGAGCTCATCGAAGATGACTACCGTTGGGTTCAGACCGTGTTTTGTATATGCTTCGGCAGAAAGGACTTTTAAAGTGGTGCCAGTTTTAAGGTTCCTGATCTCTTTTCTGCTATCGTAAACCCTCAAAATACCTTCAAATTCCGGTTCTTGTTCAATCATCCCCCACGCCGCTTTATAAACATATTCCGCCTGTCCACGGTCAGCGGCGCAGCAGAATATCTGTCCGCCCGGAGGATCGCAAACAAGATGGTACAGTGCAATCGCAGCGACAAGTGATGTTTTTCCGTTTTTCTTCGGGATTTCCAAGTAGGCAAAACGGTACTGTCGGTATCCATCTTCCTTTACGGTGCCGTATACATCCCAAAGGACTTGGTATTGCCAATCGAGCAGTTTAAAAGGTTGCCCGTAGAAGTCATCGACGGCCTTGAGCATCTGGATGAACTCGATGGGCTCAAGGGCCCGCTGCTTATTGTGCGGCATCTCAACCACCCGCCCGACGCTTCAAAAACTGCGCCATCGGTGATTCCTTCTCTTCCTCCGGCGGTTTCTTCGGAATCGCCTTAATGCGGGATACTGGGTTCAGGAACAACCGATCCTCCAGCTTAAGGATCATTTCCCGCGTCTTGTGAAGCGCCAGGAAGTCGTCGGACTCCATCAGCTTTTGCTCTTGGCTGATTAGCAGGCAATACCGGTTGATCATCTGTTCATCTAACCCATCCACAAACTCGATGTTTTTGTACAACTTTTTAAGCCGCAAGAATTCCTTATGCGCAACAGGATCGGCCTTCACGGCGGGAGACTCTTTGAACGTTGTCCCGGTGTAAAGGGCCTTCTCCATTTTCTCGCGATGTTCCAGTTCCTTCT